AGTAAAGCAGATCTAGAATACTTAATAGAACTATATAAAGAAAAGCTAAAAGAAATATGCAAATAACAAACGAAGACAATATGCAACTAATGGCAAGGTATGAAGACAATTACTTTGACCTTGCTATTGTCGACCCTCCTTATGGGATAAAAGCATCCAAAGGAGTTGGAAAATACTCTCGAAAAAAATATGGAAAAACAGATAAAAACTGGGATAATGAAACACCGAAAAAAAAGTATTGGGAGGAGTTGTTTCGAGTAAGTAAAAATCAAATTGTTTGCGGTTCAAACTACTTTAGTGAATTTTTATATTCAACGAAAAGTTTTGTTTGTTGGATAAAAAATAATCCAGCACCAACATTCGCACAAGCTGAATTGATATGGACTTCTTTTGATATAAATGGTAAAGTTTTTGATAGTGGCAAACAAATAATTCACCAAATACAAAAAGATGGTGGAAGCATACATCCAACACAGAAACCTATTTGTTTGTATGAATGGCTCTTGATGAACTACGCAAAAGAAGGAGATAAAATACTAGACACTCACTTGGGTAGCGGTTCTATTGCTATTGCGTGTCATAATTTAGGTTTTGACCTAACAGCCTGCGAATTAGATAAAGAATACTACGAAGCAGCTATAAAACGTATAAACAATCATAAAGCGCAGACTAGGCTGTTTTGTTAATAACTTTGTTAATAAGCTGAATACTAATTACTTGTATTTGTCTATTTAATTTGTATAATGCGCTATGCTTACTGACAAGCTAGCAAAAGAACTAAAAGAAGTAGCAAGTAACTTTATACCTGCTAACGATTTAGACGACCTTACCCAAGAAGTTTTCTTATACTTACTAGAATTACCTGCAGACAAACTAAAGCAACTAGTAGAAGATAAACAAATAAAATACTACTTCATAAGGTTATGTAAAAATAACTACTTTAGTAAGACTTCTAAGTACCACTATAAATATAGGAAGCCTGTAGAAAATATTACTTTTACAGATAGCAAGCTACACGCTGAATATATACAATACCTAAAACAAGACGCAGTAGGCTTATATTTTAATACAGATATAGAAGACAGCGATCTAATACACAATATACTAGCAGAGTTATACTGGTACGAACGCGAATTATTTAAACTGTATGTGTTAGGTAAGGTAAAAGATAGGGGCTATACATATAGCACCCTTAGCCATAAAACAGGTATAAGCCGTATGTCTATATACACTACGATAAAAGGCGTAAAGCGTTACGTACGCAAGCGCCTAAAAGAATTAAGAAATGATATATAAAGAACTAGCACAGCTTATAGACTACGATATACCTTGTATAGAATTTTACAACGAAGAAGGACAACTAGAATACTTAGCTACATTAGATAACTTCGAACTAGAAGACATAGATATAATACTGCACGATAAATACGAGCCCTTCGGAATAATAAAACTAAAAAGAAATGCGAAAACCGAACTTAATGGTAAAAGCCTACAACCTCCTGAAAGCAAGCTATAAGCACGCTAAAAACGATTTTGAAAAGGCAGATCAAGTTTTATATAATGATAGAGTACATAGCTGTAGCCGTTGCGACTTTTATAGCGACGACGATAATAGCTGTAACGTATGCGGTTGCCCTATTGCTACTAAGGCTAGCTGGAAAAGTGAACAATGCCCTAAGAACAAATGGTAGAATTTTTAAAACACATATTCGGCTTTTGTGGCGAACCACACTTAAACGTTTTTCATATATTACTAGGCACGCCTGCTATATCTTATATAATATACAAAGTAAAAAAGTTAGTATGCAAATTACAGAAGAACAATATATAAGAATACTAGAAGTATGGGAAAAGTGCAAAAGCGGCAAATGCGAAACGCACGAAGACAAAGCAGAACTAATAACAATATATAACGAAATACACAATACTAAATATAAAACTACTACAAACTGCGGTAGCTGTTTACGTTCGGTATTTGTAGGTATTAAACACATAGTAGAAAAATGGCAGTACCCAAATATTACATAGGTAAAACACATAAGTACGAAGCAAGCAAAGTAGTAGAAGACTTTCAAGGCGATAACTATAATTTAGGCGTGGCAATAAGTTATTTGCTTCGTGCAGGTAAAAAGCCAAACAACCCAAAGGAACAGGATATACGCAAGGCTATAGACCACCTGCACTTTGAACTAAACAGAATAGCTGCAGATAAAGAAACAGAAACAAATTTAGTATATGAAAATACAGACTGTACGTATTGAAACAATACAGGGCAATAGAGATAACCCACGTATAGTTAACAAAGCTAAGTTCGAAAAGCTAAAGAAGTCTATAAAAGACTTTCCAGAAATGCTTAAACTACGCCCTTTGATAGTTAACAAACATAACGTTATACTAGGCGGTAATATGCGCTATAAGGCTTTAGTAGAATTAGGCTATAAAGAAATACCTGTAATACATGCAGAAGACTTAACAGAACGACAAGCGCAGGAATTTATAGTAAAAGATAACCTAAGCTACGGCGACTGGGATTTTGATATACTAGCTAACGAATGGGATAGCGTAGAACTTGAAGACTGGGGCTTAGACGTATGGCAAAATGAAGACGACCTAATAGCACACGAAGAAGAAGAAACAAAAGAAAAAGAAGAAAAAGAAGTATGCCCTTTATGTGGCAAATAATTACAAAATGCAACACCTATGCAGGATAGAACAGAAAAAGGTAAACTAGCTATGTTAGAAGCGTTAGAGCAAACGCTGGGCGTAGTTACTACTGCGGCAAAAATGGTAGGTATAGACAGGGTAACACATTACAGGTGGTTAGAAGAAGACGAAGACTATAAGACTGCAGTAAAAAGTATAGACGACGTAGCTATAGACTTTGCAGAAAGCCAGCTACATAAGCAGATTAAAAAAGGTAGCACTTCGGCTACTGTATTTTACCTAAAGACAAAAGGTAAGAAGCGCGGTTATGTAGAACGCCAAGAACACGAACTAAGCGGCGGTGCTAGACCTATTAACATACAAATAGATATTGACGAAGACTAGGCTAACAAAAAAGCAAGGACAAGCGCTAAAGTACTTACACGATAAGACTACTACAGAAGTACTATTCGGCGGTTCTGCAGGTGGCGGTAAGTCTTACTTAGGTAGCGTATGGCTTATATACCTTTGCACTAGCTACGACGGTATACGCTGTTTAATGGGTAGGAGCAAGCTAGACAACCTAAAGAAAACAACGCTTAACACTTTCTTTGACGTATGCAAAGAATTTAAACTAATAGCAGGCGTAGACTACACCTATAACGCACAAAGCAATATAATAAAGTTCAATAACGGTAGCGAAATAATACTTAAAGACCTTTTTCAGTACCCTAGCGATCGTAACTTTGATAGCTTAGGTAGTTTAGAAATTACTGCAGCTTTTATAGACGAAGCTAACCAAGTAACAGAAAAGGCAAAACAAATAGTAAGCAGTAGGATACGTTACAAGCTAGACGAATATAACTTAACACCTAAACTACTACTAACCTGTAACCCTGCTAAGAACTGGGTGTATAGTAACTTCTACAAGCCACAAAGAGAAAACAGGCTACCAGAATACAGAAAGTTTATACAAGCCTTAGTAGACGATAATAAGCATATATCTAAACACTATAAACAGCAACTGCTAAAGCTAGACGAAATAAGTAAGCAAAGGCTTTTATATGGTAACTGGGAATACGACGACAGCGAAGACAAGCTAATAAACTACAACGCTATACTATCTGCGTTTGAACTAGACAATACACCTACAGGCGATAAGTATATAAGCGCAGATATAGCGCGCTATGGTAAAGACAAAACCTGTATAATACTTTGGAATGGTTTACGTGCTGAACAATTTGTGGTTATAGACAAAAATAGCGTAACAGAAGCCGCAGAAGCTATACGAAAACTACAGCAAGCTAACGCAGTTCCACTACAAAACATAATAGTAGACGACGACGGCGTAGGTGGTGGCGTTACTGATATATTGCGCTGTAAGGCGTTTAGGAACAATTCTAAGGCACTTAAAGGCGAAAACTATATAAACTTAAAGACGCAATGCTATTATGCGCTTAGCGACGCTGTAAATAAGTCGCAGGTATATATAAGCACTAATAACATAGCATACAAGAATTTTATAGTACAAGAATTAGAGCAGGTAAGGCGTAAGAACTTCGACAAGGACACAAAGCTACAGCTAATAAGTAAAGACGAAGTAAAAGCAGCTATAGGCAGGTCGCCAGACTTTAGCGACGCTTTAGCTATGCGTATGTACTACGAATTAAGACCGCAGGGTAAGTACTATGTGCAATAAAAAAAAGGGTAGCTTTTATACTACCCTTCCAAAAACAATGAATAGCCTAAAGGAAAGGCTAGCTAAAATATGGAAGCGCAATATACTCAAAATTGAATTTTTATATTTTATATTATGGAATTAGTTATTAACAACGAAACGTACTATATACCTAACAAATGGAACGAAGTAAGTTTAGGCTGCTATATGCGCTTTATGGAAGCGTATAACGAAGAAGACACAGACTTACAAAAGGAAATAGTACTACTTTCTAGTTTTACAGGCGCACCTATAGAAAAGCTAGGTAACATAAAGAAGAAAATGTTAGACCAAGCAGTAGAACACTTAGCTAAACTAATGGATACAAAGGTAACGGAAGACGTTAACCTAATTATAGAAATAGACGACGTGGAATACGGCTTGCACCCAGACTTACATAACTTAAAGCTAAAGGAGTTTGTAGATCTAGACAATAAGCTAGCCGAAGGCTGGGAAAATATGGACGGAGTAATGGCTATTTTATATAGACCTGTAGTAAGTCGTAAAAAGGATAAATACAAAATAGAGGAATACGACTATACAACTGCTAAAAAGCGCGCAGAACTATTTAAGGAAAATTTAAGCGTAGAAACGGTTAACGCGGCTGCGGCTTTTTTTTTAGCTATAGGAATAGACTACACGAAAATTACGCAGGTATATTCAAAGCTGAACAGGAAGACGAGGCGAAAACTTACAAAACAGAAGAAGAATTATTTAACGAAAGGTACGGCTGGTACGCTATAATATACAACCTAGCAAACGGCGACCTATTAAAGTTCGACGAAGTGCTAGAAAGAACAGTAGACGAATGCTTTAATTTTATTATGTACCAAACAGACTTAGCACACATAGAAAATAGTAGAAAATGATATTAGACAATAACCAGATAAGCAGTTTAGGTATAAAGTATATATACAATAGACTAAGGCAAACTGCAGATACTGTAAGTAGTCAAGGCGCACAGCATATACGTAAGGTAACGGTAGGCGATATTTTCGAAGTAGAAGCAAAAGCTAAAGACTACCCACTACTACACATAGCTACAGAAAGCGCAGCAATAGATACAGGTAGGGTAGTATATAGTTTCCAGCTTATACTAATGGACTTAGTAAGTAAAGACGAAAGCAACGAAGAAGACGTGTTAAACGACACTTTAGAAACGTTAAAGCACTTTTTAGCATATTTAAGAATGGGTGTTACAACCTACGGACAAACGCCAAAACCAGAAGACGCGGCTAATATGATAAGGCTACAAGAAAGCATAAGCTGCGAACCTTTTACAGAACGTTTTGACAACGAAGTAGCAGGCTGGACGGCTAACATACAAATAGAAGTTATGTACGACTTCGACTACTGCAACGCTTAACCTATGATTTTAAACGACTTATACAAAAATCGTAACAGCGAAGTAGCACAAACAAGAAGTAATATATATATACTTATTAGTATTATAGTATATATAAATAGTAATATAGTAATATAATAATATAAGGATAAATGGCAACAACGGTAACAACGGCTACTTTAACTGTAGCAGTACAAGAAACACTAACACTTAACGGAACTGTATACGATCAAACGGTAAGTAAGTCTATTAGCGGCATAGGTAACGTATCTAAGCGTATACACACTATACCTGCTTCGACTACAGTAACCTTAGCTACATTTGCTAGCGCTGGTACAGGTTCTAACTTTGACGTAGAAGACTTTAAGTATATGCGTATAACAAACTTAGACGACACAGAAAACTTAATTTTAACTAAGGCTTTTAACGCAACGTCTGCAGGTACAGAATTAAAGGCTGGCTGTAGTGTTACATACTTTACGCCTAACGGACTAGGCGCTACAAGTAAAGCAGGTATAACTACACAGGACGATATAGAAACTTTGTTCGTACATAATGCACACGGCGGTAACGCTGTAGACTTAGAAATTATTATAGCTACTGCATAGTGCAAGTAAAAAACACGCATAAAGTCTTTAACCTATTCGGTAAGAAAGTAGTAGATACTGCTAAAAGTATACTAAAAGCAAAAGGTAAAAATGCTAGCGGTAACTTAGCAGATAGTTTAAGCTACGACTTACACGTATACCCTAGTGGCGCTTTAGAACTTAGTTTTAAAGGTGCAGGCTACGCTAAATTTGTAGACAAAGGTGTAAAGGGTAGTAAGAGTAGCGCAAAAGCACCTACCAGCCCTTACAAGTTTACAGGAAACAAGAAAACAGTAAACATAGGCGCTATAGATAAATGGGTAGTAAGAAAAGGGCTTAAAGCAGCACGTAACGAAAAAGGTAAATTTATTAAACGTAAAAGCCTAGTAGGCGCAATAGCTAGAAGTATATATTTATACGGAATAGAGCCTACTAACTTCTTTACAGGCGCAGTAGACAAAAACATAAAAACTTTACCGCCACAAATAGCTAGAGCCTACGCTAACGACGCGGCTAAATTCATAAGAACAGTAACAAAAGATATATAACAATGGCAGTAGAAGTAGTACAAGCGCCTAACGAAATGGTAATACCTGCATATAGCGATATAGTGTTTACAGTAAAAGACACAGGTACAGGTACGCTTGCGGAAATGTTAGCAGCAAGGTTTAAGTTTGTATGCGACGTATACGTAAATTCAGAAAAGGTAGCGCGTTTAAAAGTATCGCCTAATAAAAACAAAATAGGCGTATTTAATATATCTAAAATAGTACAAGACTACGTACAAGAAACTAGAAAGGCAGGTAAACAGTCGCTATTCGAACAGACAGTACAAACGCACGTTATACACAATACAGACAAGTATAGCCGAAACGATAATACAATAGTAAAAGTAGAAGTGCTATTCGGACAAGAGTTTTTATTTTTAGAAAACTTAACACAGTTTAACGGCTTTAATAACGCAGGTAACCCAGCCTTAACAGTTAAAAATACTAACGTATCGCAAGAAGGCGCGCGTTATTTCTATAAGATATTTAACGGCTGTACGCAGTTTACCGACGGCTTCGAAGCATTCGACGTTAGTACATATATAAACAATAACGCTAACGATCTATTATTAACTAAATTTCCAGACTATGCAAGTAGCGGACTATCGCAAAATGTTAGACTAACAGACTACCATACTATGGCGCGTTTTGATAGCCAAAGTAACGACCAGTTTACAGCTTTAGACGGCACTACAGAAAATAGTACAGGTAGGTATATACAAATAAAGCAATACAACAGCGCCGATAGTTTGTTAGCTACTAATAGCTACGTAGTTAGTTCTGGTAACGGTGCGGCTTTAGAACAAGGCGAATTTAATATAGTAGGACGCACACCTATGAACCTTTTATACTTTGGCGCAGGTGCTAAAAATATAGATAATTCAAACATAGCACTAAACGCTAGTACAGCATACTACGAAATAACAGTTGTAAATGCTAGCGGTACTGCAAAGTCTAAAACTTACAGGTTTACTATACAAGACGAAGACTGCAAAGGCTTCGAAACTGTAAGGCTATGCTGGCTTAATACTTTCGGTACTTGGGACTACTACAACTTTACAAAACGTAGCACTAGAGTTACTAATGTTAAGCGTAATCAATTTAGAAAAAACGTAGGTAACTGGCAGGACGCTAGCGAAACTGTTAACTGGACTTACAATACTTTTGAAGGTGGTAAAGGCGTTTATTCAGTAGACGCTAGTAAGACTATAGAAGCTAACACAGACTATATAACAGAAACAGAAGCAACCTTTTTAGAAGAACTATTTACTAGCCCTAGCGTAATGTTTTACGCAGGTAGTAATAACTGGGTAACAGCAAATGTAACAGAAAGTAGCTATACAAAGCAGACTAAAGTAAACGACAAGCTAATACAGTACGTACTAAACATAGAGTTAGGACACAAAACAGTAGTACAGAACAGATGATAAGATTAGTAGCATATAGCCAAGACGATACTACAGCCGTAGACTTAGATTTATTTGAAGACGAAAAGATAGCTTTAACGTTAAACGTAGACGACATACGTACAGTAAGCGATAAGATAGGTAGCTATAGTAAAGACTTTGACTTACCAGCGACTAAAAAAAACAATAAGTTTTTTAAGTCTATACATAATATAGAGGTAACAAGTGAATATAACGCTTATAGAAGTACAAGGGCTGAACTATACGAAGACAGCGCTTTAATTTATAGTGGCCGTTTATTTTTAGACGAATTAATACAGAAGGAAGGCGAAAAATACTATACAGCTACGCTTATATCAAATAGCCCTAGCCTGTTTAGCGAATTAGAAGGTAAAACTTTTAAAGATTTAGACCTATCAGACTTAGCACACAGCTATAACGAAGCAAATATAGTAGCGTCTGCAACTAGTACAGGTGTAACACTAAATAGCGGCGGTACTTCTACAGATGTATACTACCCTTTAGTCGACAATGGTATATATTTGAGTTATTCTGACGTTTTTAATATAAAGTCAACACAAAACTATACGCCGTTTGTAAGCCTAAAACATATAATAGATAAAATATTCGAAGAAGCTAATTTTGAATATGTAAGCGACTTTTTTAATACAGACTATTTTAAATCTATATATATGGATAGTTCTGTAGGCGGTTTTGTAGGCGACGACGGGCAAACTTTTGGAGATGTTAAACAAAAGCTATCGGTTGTTCAACAGCCTCTAACAGAAAGTTTCCAACCGTTAATACTAGGCGATACAATAGAAGACGACGACGACTTATATAATGCTTTGACAGGAGTATATACTGCGCCTGCGGATAATTCTGTTATACTAGTAGATGGCTTTATACCTATACAATTTACTTACATAGGTGAAGAATACCAAATGGCGCTAGAAAAAACTATAAGCGGCGTTACTACTACTGAAATAATATGGAATGCAGATGCCTACGAGATAGGCTGGCAAGTAGATAACGCACAAGGCGACCCTATAACAAATAGTGCATTCTTTGTCATAAACGAACAGTTTACGCTACCAAGTGCAGGCGACACTTTTAGATTACTAGTAAAGCAAATAGGAGTATTTCCAATTTCTACTCCTGCTTTTGCCTCTATAGTAAACGAAGCGCCTTACTATATACCTAACCCTTTAGACTTAACTTTATTTACACAGGACGGAACTTTAGACTTAGATTTTAATATAAATACTTCTGTAGCGCTAGATATTACTACAGGTATGCAAACGTATAGAGGGGAAATAGATCTTACAACGTTTTTGCGCGACATTATTAAAATGTTTAACCTAACACTAGAAGACACAGAACACGCTAAAGAAATACGTATAGAGCCGTTCCAAGATTTTATAGCTACAGGTAAGCGTTTAGACTGGACTAATAAAACAGACAGAAGTACCTATAAACGTATATTTGTAGAAACACCTAATAAAATAGTATTTAGCTTTAATAACGATAGCGAAGACACGCTTTTAAGCATATATAAAGAAGAAACAGGAACAGACTATGGTAGTATTACAATATACCCAACTAGCGACCTAGCGCAAACAGACGAACAAATAGTTAAAGAAGTAAAACTAGAAACTATAAGCGCTTCTGCTTTTGCTACACATAATAACAACGCTATTTTAAGCATATACAAACAAGACGAAACAGTAAATAATGACGGCTATTTTGACAAACACCCTTTTGAAAACAGTATAAGATTAATATTTAAAAATAGCACGCAGTACTACGGCGTAAGTACAGACTTAGACGGTATAATAAGTTTTCAAAGTAACTACGTATCAGGCACGCACTACGACGCTAACTTGTCAGCTATAAACACAGATACAAATAGCTTAAACTTTGGCTATATATCGCAAATGTTTAGTACGGTTGAATATACAACACCTACGAACAACCTGTATAACAGATTTTGGAATAAATATATAAGCGAACGCTACAGCGACAAATTACGCGTCGTAAGTGTTTTTGTAAACTTAACACCCTCAGATATACATAACTTTACATTTGCAGATACAGTACTTATAGACAATTTAGAATACAGAGTAAATAAAATAGAGTATAGCGCAGGTGCTAGGAGTATGAGTAAAGTAGAACTATACGTAATATAACTATGGCTAGATCAATTAAAAGTATAAATTCAAAAACTGGCGAAATAACAGTAGACGACGGTAAAGCTGTAAATGGCGTAGTACCTACTGCTACAGAATGCGCTTTTTATGGCGGTATATTAACTAGAAATAAATGTAAAATACCTACAAAACAACAAGTTAAAAGAACAGATGTAACTAACAATAATTATGCTAAAGGTTTTAATAATAAAATTATAGGTAGCGGTAACGTTAGTATAGTAGGTAACAATAACCGTAGCACAAATAGCGGACAATACATACGTGGAAACTTTGCAGATGCTATAAGATATAAAGAAAATATCTTTGCCTGCACAGATACTTTAGGTAGGGCGCAGGTATCTACGCTTATCTTTCAAGGCAGAACTACAGACAATAGCGCTACAGAAATATTTATAGGCGGCGAAAGCGGTAAAAGGCTAATTATAGACGAAGACAAGGAGTGCAGTTTATTTTTAGAAATAGACACAATAAGCAAAGGGTTAAGTACTGGTATTACAAACAGAAATAGCGCACAAAAAGACTGCGCTACTTTTATAGTTAACGGCGGTACTTTGTCGCAGAATGGCAGCACTACAAATATATACGGCGAAGACGCTAGAACAGTTACGCTAACAGCTACGAGCGCTACGCCAGACTATATAAAAATACAAGTAACAGGAGCTTCTGCACAGACGTACGACTGGGTATGTATAGTAAGAATAACAGAACTTAAAACAGACGTTATATAATGAAACGTAAGCAGCATATAAAATTTAAGCTACAGGCGGATATGATACAGACAGGCTTTCAAGCCTTTAAAGAAGTACTACCTGCTATAACAAAATACAAGCTAAAAACAAAGACTAACGAATTTATACTAGGTAAATGGCACAACGCGAAGAAATAATTTTTAATCTAAAAATGACTTCTGCAGAAGCAGAAAAAAGTTTAGAAAAAGTAAAAAAGAATATATCTGACACTAACAAGGAAGTTAAAGATAGTATAAACAACTTTGGTATTTTTGGCGTAACTGTAGGCGACGTTAAAAATAAGTTTAACGAGTTAAAGGGTATAGCGTCTAAATCTTTATCTATAATAAAACAACAAGGACAACAAGCTGCTTTAGGATTACGTCTTATGTTTGGCGGTAAAATGAAAATGGGCGCAAGTTCTTTGTTTAAAACTATTAAAGTAGGTATTGCTTCTACAGGTATAGGTTTGTTAATAGTAGCTATAGGTTCTTTAGTAACATATCTAACACAGACTAAAAAAGGTGCTGAACTTTTAGAAGTAGCGTTTAGGACTGTAGGCGCTGCTATTTCTGTTATTACAGATCGTATAAGCAGTATAGGTAGCGCTATAGTTAAAGTGTTTAAAGGCGATTTTAAAGGCGCTGCAGAAGACGCTAAAAAAGCAGTAACAGGTTTAGGCGACGAAATACGTAAAGAAGTTAAGGCTATGAATGAACTAGCAAAAGCTAGCATAGCGTTAAGAGATAGCCAGCGCGAACTAAACGTAGAAACAGCTAGACGTAGGGCGGAACTAGAAGCGTTAAAGTTAATAGCAGAAGACACTACGAAAACAGACAAAGAAAGGTTAGAAGCTGCTAGAGCTGCTATGGAGTTAGAAACAACTTTAGTAGAAAAACGCGTAGCTAACGCAGCCGAAGCGGTTAGAATACTAAAAGAAGAACTAGGCACTAGAGAGGCAACGGCAGACGAACTAGACGAACTAGCGCAGCTAGAGATAGATTTGTTTAACATAAAAGCAGAAAGTACTACAAAGCAAATAGAGTTAAACAATAAGATAAACAGTATAGAGAAAGAAGCAGAAGCTAGAAGACTACAAGCTATAAAAGACGAAGAACAGGCTAGAAAAGAAGCTGCAGAAGCTAGGGCGAAAGATTTTGAAGAAGCAGAAAAGCTACAAGAAGAACTATTTAAGGCAGAAGAAGAACGCGTTAAGAAAGAAAAAGAACTAGCTAAACAAGCAGCTTTAGATAAAATAGCACAAGACAAAGCCGTAGCAGATAGTAAAATAGCTGTTAGCAGCGCAGCGCTAGGCGCAGTAGCGGATATATTTGGAAGGGAAAGCCAAGCAGGTAAAGCCGCCGCAGTAGCACAGGCTACTATTAACACGTACCAAGCGGCTAACAACGCACTAGCTAATACGCCAGCGCCGCCACCTTTCCCTTTTATAGCCGCAGGTGTAGCCTTAGCCGCAGGTTTTCAAAACATAAATAAGATACTATCTACACCTATAGAAAATAAGTTTGCTAACGGTGGTATAGTCGGCGGTTTTGGTACTGGCAGAAGTGATAGCGTACCTGCTAGACTATCAAAAGGAGAAAGCGTAATAAACGCACGTTCTACTAGAATGTTTAGACCAGTACTAAGCGCTATAAATGAAGCTGGAGGCGGTCGTGGTTTTGCAGACGGAGGAACACTAGACGAAGGTTTAGGCGGTATAACTACAGGAACAGTAAAAGCGTATGTAGTCAGCGACGAAATGACTAATAACCAAGAAAGGTTAGCTAAAATTAGAAGAAAAGCAACAATTTAAAATATAAAAGATATGCCTTGTAAACAATGCGAAAACGGTAAATACAGGTTCGGCGACGGTAACTGCAAATATGAAACATTAGCAGAATGTGAAGCAGCGCACCAAACGTACGACATAGTAGAACTAGTTATAGACGACAATAACGAAGCAATAGCCATAGACGCTATAAGCCTAGTTACTAACCCTGCGATAGAAGTAAACGCGGTTTTTTTCAATAAAGAAAATAACTTAACACTAGCAAAGATAGACGAAGAAAAGCGTATGCTAGTAAGCCCTGCGCTTATACCATATAAGCAAATATATAGATATAACGCAGACACAGATAAGCACTACTACGTATACTTTACTGCGGAAACGGTACGTAAGTCTGCAGAAGCCTTTATTAAGCACCACAACACTAATAACGCTACAATACAGCACGAATACAAAGTAACAGGCGTAAGCGTTATAGAAAGCTGGATAAGCGAAAGCGAAACAAAAGACAAAAGCAACTTATACGGCTACGAATTGCCTAAAGGTACTTGGTTTGTATCTATGCGTATAGAAAACGACGAAGTATGGCAGCAAATAAAAAGCGGCGAACTAAAAGGCTTGTCTATAGAAGGCTACTTTGTTAACGCTGCGGAAAAAATGGCTAAAGTAGGTAGTATGGTAGTAGACAATATGGACTTACCTTTATACGACAACGAAGAAGAAGCGTTAGCAGTAGCTAAAGAAATGGGCTGCGAAGGAGTACACGAACACACGCTAGACGGTAAGACTGTATATATGCCTTGCGCAGATCACGATATAATTAGCGCACTATCAGAAATATTAAATTTAGATTGTAATTGCTTAGATACAGAGTTAATAACACCTAACCCATGCCAAAGCGGATATGAGCCATACGGTCACAAAATTAAAGATGGTAAAAAAGTACCTAACTGTGTGCCTATAAAAGCTAAAAAAAAAAGTAAGCTAGAAAGCTATACAGACTACCCACAGGCGGCAACTAATAACGCTAAAAGGGCTATAAAATGGAAGGAAGAAAACGGCACCACTTGCGGCACACGTGTAGGCTGGACTAGGGCTAGACAGTTAGCAGACAGAAAGCCTATAAGTCGCGATACTATAGCGCGTATGGCTAGTTTTAAGCGACACCAACAAAATAAGGACGTACCTTATAGCGAAGGCTGCGGCGGTCTAATGTGGGATGCTTGGGGCGGTTCTAGCGGCGTTAACTGGGCTATAAGCAAACTAAAAGAAATAGACAGCGAAAATAAAACAAACGAATAACCTTTATATTTTATATTGTAACTTATTGACTTTAACACACATTAAAAATGGACTTGAAAACACGTATTAAGGTAGCTTTAGGTATAGAAGAAGAAGCTAACGAAATTAAGTTAGCGTACCAAGCTAAACTAGTAGACGGTACTATAATTACTTCTGACGCTGACGAATTAGCAGAAGGTGTAGTTATGAACATTCTATCAGAAGACGGACAACAGACACCACTACCTGCAGGAACTTATGAACTAGAAGACGGTACTAAATTTACTACAGACGAAGCAGGCTTGGTATTAGAAGTAGCGGCTGTAGAAGAAGAAGCTGAAGTAGAAGCTGAAGACAAAGAAGACGAAATCTACACAGAGGACAAAGAAGAAATGTCTAACGAAGAAGTAGACAGCGTAGAAACTACAGTAGACAAAGAAGCTGAACTATTCGAAGAAGTAGGTATGGTAGTAAAAGAATTACTAGAAGAAGTACGCAACGATATTGCTAGACTATCTGGCGAGTTAGACGAGTTACGCGGCGAGAACTTGGCAAAAGACGAGAATATCGCAGAACTACAAGAAGAAAACACTAAACTATCTGCACAGGTTAAAGAATTAAACGAGCAACCTGCAGAAGAAGGTATAAAACTATCTAAGTTTGAAGAAAAAAAGAAGGTGCAACTAAGCGAAGTAGAATACGCTAAACTTACACCACAACAGAAATATTTATATAACTTTAATAATAAGTAAAAATGGCATTAACTATTACAGGTTCGTCGTATGCTGGCGAACACGCAGGGCTTTATATAAACGCAGCCCTCAAGCAAGCAAAATCTCTAGAGTTTTTAACTGTTAGAGAAAACGTAAACTACAAAGAAGTAGTAAACAAAGTAGCAGGATCTGACTTAGTAAAAGACCGTACTTGCGACTTTACAGAAAATTCAGCAACTTTAACACTAACAGAAAGTGTTTTAGAAGTAGAACCTTTCCAAATTAATATTGACGTATGTAAAAAGACTATGTTATCGGACTGGTCGTATAACCAAATGGACGATTTTACAGCGTACGCAGTATCTTACTTAGCAGACTCTATCGCTGACAGCGTAGAAAATTCTATCTGGCAAGGTAACACAGCTACTTCTGGTCAATTTAACAAAGTAGCTACAGGTTCTATGACTGCTTCTTCTGCTTCTGCAGCTTATACAGCAGCTAACATTATAGCTAACTTAGGTACTTTAGTAGCAGACATTCCTACAGCAGTATACGGAAAAGACGATTTATATATTTATATGAACAAGAAGACTTACCGCTTCTACATTTCTGCTATTTCTGCATTATCTGCATTCCCTTTTAACCACATGGGGCAATACACTCCAGAGTTTGAAGGTATTAAAATTGCAGTTTGTCCAGGTTTAGCAGATAACCAAATGTTTGCAGGACAGAAGTCTAACTTGTTCTTCGGAACTTCTTTGTCTTCTGACTTAACAGAAATTCGTATCTTAGATATGGCAGAATTAGACGGTTCTGACAACGTAAGAATGGTAGCTAAGTGGACTGCAGGAGTACAAGTAGGTGTAGCTTCTGACTTTACTTTCCAATCATAATAACTAACTAGCGTAACGGCAGGGGCGTAAGCCCTTGCTTTAACGCCTTAAACTAATAACAAATGGCTTGCGAATTAACTAAAGGACGAAGTCTAGGGTGCAAATCAACGAGCGGCGGCATAAAAGCCGTATACTTTGCGCAGTTAGAAGACTTAGTACTAACAAACCCAGAAGCAGGTTCTATTACAGATATAGAGTTTGCAGGCGGCGCTACTACAGCGTTACGTAAATACGTTTTACCTAGAGGTACTGGTAGTTTTACTGAAACTATTACAGGTAGCCCAGAAAACGGTAGCGTATTTTATGAGCCTAGCGTATCGATAATGTTACATAACTTGTCAAGCGCAGACCAAAACGAAATTAAGTTACTAGCACAAAACAGACTAGTAATTTTCGTAGAATTGAACCAACGTGTAGCAACTGGCGGACATAACGTTATACTTTGCTTAGGTGGCGAAAACGGAATGGAACTAACTACAGGTACTGCGGCAAGTGGCGCAGCATTCGGAGATATGAACGGATATACTCTTACCTTTGCAGGAATGGAGCGTTTCCCTGTTTCAGTAGTAGCAGACTACACTAGTTCACCGTTTGACAATTCAGATTTCAACGGCGGCGCTTCTATTACTATTGACGTAGACTAATAGAACTTACATATATTTATAGTTAAAAGCGGCATTTTGTCGCTTTTTTCTATATAAAACTAAATAAATAGGACTTTTTTATATTTTATATTGTAATGATATATTTAACTAGAACAAGCGACGGCGGTTTTTACAACAATTTTCAAGTAAGGACTACTAATAAGTACGCTTTAGCTGTACCGTTAACTACGTATTTATATATGAAAATAGTTAACGATATTACTAAAGAAGAATTTTTCAGTTATTTACACGTAATAAGTAGTACGCCTTATTTTCAATTAGTTAATTTTACTAATACGGCAGGTTCACAGTCGCAAGTAGGCGGCGAAGATATAGGCTTACAAGAAGAAATTTTTCATACTTACACTATATACGAAATATCTAACACAGACCAGACAGGCGACGTAACAGAAGCTATAGTGCAAGGCAAAAGTAACGCAATAGAAAGAGGTAAAATATTTTTAATAAACGATAAGATAACAGAAGTAAGCTATACAGAATACACGCCTACAGACAACACAAATACAACAAATAAAAACACAGTATATTTAAACATATAATAAAATGGGATATAAAAACCAAGTAGATTTACTAAACGAGCAGTTAGGAAAAAAAGGACAAAACGTTTGCTTTACTACTGCAGCACAAACAGAAGACTTTTACGCAGTACACTTTGTAACAGAAAGCGTTATAGCTTCTATTACTATTGCTAACGGAACAGGAGAAAGCGCACTACAGACTACTATACCTGCAGGTACGGTTATTTTTGCTAACATTACAGCTATTACACTAACAAGCGGTGTAGCAATAGGCTACCATAACTAAGATATGAAACTAGGACTTTCTATAGGTATAAATGCTAGGGCAGAAAACCTAGAAACTATGGGCGGTTTTGAACCTGCAGACTTTGGCAGCTTAGATATACACTACGATATATCGTTACAAAGCGGTAGCCATTCAGATCTAGTCGCTAGCGTAGTTAACAGGGGTGCTGGCGGTAACACTTACGATATAGCGCAAAGTACAGACGCTAATAAGCCTAGATTAGATACTTCTTCTATGGGTTTAAAGTCGTTAAGTTTTGACAATTCTAACGACAGGCTAGATAGCGGTACTGCTTACGTAACAACTGACCAGACCTTTACTTTCTTTGCTGTTTTTGAAACAGGGCAAGCAGGTACAGACGTGTTTTTTGCAGGAGATGTTACTACTAACCTAAACTTTATACAGCTAGCAGGCGCTAACGGTGTAGCTATACAAACTAAATTTGTAGGTAATACTGCAGGTAGCAATAACGCTGCAGTTACAACAAAGATAGACGGTTCTCAAAGCGCAGGTACAGACGGCGATATAGACTATACCTATAGAGTATCTACGCCAGAAATACTAATCATAACTAGAGATGCTAGCGAAAACATAAGGTTTTTTAACCATACAGGCGGATTAATGGCTACAAGTACTAGCGACGCTACAGACTCAGATACTAACTTTAGGTTTCAAAGAGTAGGGCTAGCAGGTACTGGCGGCTCTCCTTTCGACGGTAACTTAGGAGAACTAGGATTATATAACAAAAAGCTAACAGACGCACAGGTATTAACTTTAGCTAATTATTTAGCTGAAAAATGGAACGTTTCATAATGGAAAACAGACTACTAAATATACAACTTACTAACGAAGTACAGCCTAAGATAACAGAAATGGGCGGTATGGATTGGGTAAGTATAGGCGACGGCGACTATAAGAACTTATACCCACAATATCTTATAGACTTATATAACAATTCAGCTACGCACGCTGCAGTAGTTAACGCTACGGCTGCTATGATAGCAGGCGAAGACCTAATACCAGAAGAAACGGAAAACCTACAAGAGTTTGTAGAACTAAAAAAGTTTCTAGGAGGTGTAAACAAAACAGAAACAGCGCACGAACTATTAGTTAAATTAGCGTTCGATCTTAAACTACAAGGCGCTTACGCTATTAACATAGTATGGAGTAAAGACCGTACTAAGATAGCTGCTATGCACCATATACCTGTAGAACAAGTTAGGGTAGGTAAGCCTGTAGACGGCGACGTACAAGAATACTACATAAGCGCTGATTGGTCGCAGTATCGTAAAAAAGAGTATATGCCAGAACGTATAGCTGCTTTTAACCTACAGGATAGACGCGAAGCTAGCCAACTATTATACGCAGGTGTATATAGTCCTGCACTAGAACTATACCACACGCCAGACTATGTAGCAGGTACTAACTGGATACAAATAGACAACCTTACTGCAGACTTTCACTTAAACAATATAGCTAACGGCTTTAGCGGTTCGTACTTTATTAATTTCGCGAATGGCATTCCGTCGCAGGAGGAGCGCAGACAAATAGAAAACCAGATAGTTAAGAAGTTTAGCGGTGCTAATAATGCAGGTAAGTTTGTACTGACCTTTAGCGACGACGCTAACAGCAAGCCAGAAATACTACCTATACAGGTATCTAACGCAGATAAGCAGTATACAGTACTTAACGAACTTTGTATACAGAATATAATGATATGCCACAGAGTTACTAGCCCTATGTTATTAGGAGTTAAAACAGAAGGGCAGCTTGGCGGACGTGGCGAACTATTACAGGCAAGCGAATTATACCATAATACAGTTATTAGACCTTTTCAGAATATTATACTTAAAACGTTTAACAAGATATTACGCGTAAATGGTATATCTTTAGGCGTATCTATTAAAGACGTTAAACCACTTTCTAGCGTGTTTGACGCAGAAACGCTTAAAGACGTACTAACACAGGACGAAATACGCGCAGAATTAGGCTACGCGCCTTTAGAGGTTAACGAAGAAACAGCTAACGAAGAAGCAAATACTAATTTATGTAAGGAAGTAGTAGATACTAACGAAGGTATAGTACAACCTACAGACCAAGAACTTTGCGCGTATATAGACGACATATTCGAAACTGAATACGACTTATTACAAGAGGGCTACGAGCTAATAGACGAAGAAGACATAGACGAAGACGAAGCTAACTACAATTTTTCTGCTAATACTGCAGCTATTAGTCCTACAGGATTAGATAGTAAAAGCCGTAGGGCAGACGGTAAGTTCTTTAAGATACGTTACGTATACAGACCACTAACACTTAAAGAAAATAGCCGCGACTTTTGCAAGCACATGGTAAACAATCACGCAGACAGCTTATTTAGACGCGAAGACATTAGTAAAATGAGTAGTAAAAAGGCTAACGGCGACTTCGGCTTCTACGATATATTTAAGTTTAAAGGTCGTTTCAACTGTAGGCACTATTGGCGACGTAGAACATACGTACTTAAAACAGCTAAAAGGCGTACTGTTATAGGCGACAAGGTATACGAAAAAGGCGATAGGCTACCGAACTTTGCAGAAAACTATAAAAGCGTTACTACTGCAGTAGCAGACGGTGTTAGAATACCTACTACAACACCAGAAGAAAGGACAGCGACTAAAAGAAATAAACAAGTAGGAAAAGGATATATAGAATAATGGCAGTATTATTTGTAAGTGAAGACACACTAAAGAAGTCTACAACTATTAACGGCAACGTAGACGCAGAACTACTTTTACCATATATAAAGGTAGCGCAGGATATACATATACACCAGTTACTAGGTACAGACCTATACGATAAGTTAGCTGCTTTAATTACTGCTAACACTATGGCGGACGTTGCTAACAATGACTACGAAACGCTTATAGATAAATACGTACAGCCTGTACTTATACACTATAGCTTATACGAAAGCCTACCGTTTCTAACGTATAAAATAATGAATAAAGACCTAGTACGTAAAATTAGCGAAACGTCTAGCCCCGCTTCACTAGAAGACCTTAAATTTATACGTAACATAGTCTTAAATACTGCAGAATACTACGCACAAAGACTAGTAGACTGGCTAAAAAACAATAGCGACAAGTACCCAGAATATAATAGTAATAGCGGTGCAGATCTAAGCCCTAGCAAAGAAGCATACTTTAGCGGTATGAACTTAGGCTACGATATGCAAAGCACGCGTATTACGTTACGCGACTTTCTTACACCAGACATTAGTATATAATGAAGTATAAGCCAAAGACTAAAAACGTAGAAAAGCTAAAAACCTATTTAGGGAAAGGAAATGAAGCAACTAATAAACCAGAACGCAGACGTACTAGGACTAAATAGCATAACGCTTTTTATTTCTTTAACAGAAGTAGAACAAATACTACAGATACTAGCGCTAGCTTTAGGTATCGTATATACGTTAGACAAGTATATAACTTATAGAAGGTCTAAAGATGGCAAAAAGAACAATAAGTAGTTTTATAGCAAAGCCTAAAGTAAAGCGCAGAAAACACTCTAAAAACGCTTCTAAAGGGCAAAAGGGCTATAAGAAGAAGTACAGGGGGCAAGGCAGATGATACAAAAAGACTTAACACTATCTGTAGGTAACATAATCTGGATTATAGGAATAATCTTTACTATGGGCGTAGCATATAGCCAAATAGCACAGCTAGAAGAAGACTTACAAGTGTTAGAAAATAGATTAGAAAAAAAGATAAAAATACTAAACGAAAACGAAGACCGTATAGTAGAAATAGAAAAGGAGTTAGCAACAATTAAAAGCTGTAATAATGATAGATAAAATAAAGGCAGTAGTTTGTATTTTATTATACTACGCTACATTTAAGAAAGTATGTTTTGGTAAATGCGAATACTGTAAGCTGTAATGGAAGAAGTATTAAAATTAGTAGAAACGTACGGCATAACGTTAGTTTTGTTGTTAGGTAGCTGTTACGCACTTTACAAGTTTTTCGTTTTTTCTATATACGAAGTTAAAGGTCAGTTTTCAAAATACCACGAAAATAACGCTAAAGATATGCAGTATATCAAAAGCAAAATAGATACTATTTTAGAATTTATTAAAGAAAAAAAGTAATGCTTAACTACTTTAATTTTGAGGAGTTCGACAGCCCAGACGAAATAGGTAGCGGACTACCAAAAACGCAAGGCGGTAAAATGGACTTAGGCTTTTTACATAAGCTAGACGAAGCGCGTATGTTAGCGGACACGCCCTTTAGAATTACAAGCGGTTATAGAACAACTGAACACAACGCAAAGGTCGGCGGACGCGTAGGCAGTAGCCACTTAAAAGGCTGCGCTGTAGACATAGCGGTAAACAATAGCGCACAGCGTAGCGCAATAATCCAGGGCTTAGTTAAAGCAGGCTTTACGCGTATAGGTATAGCTAAGACTTTTATACACGCAGACACAGACGAAAATAAACCAAGCGCGATATGGCTTTACCAATAGGTAATATAATTAAAGAACTATTTAGCGGTGGCGTTACTGACTTAGTAGACGAAGTAGTAACTAGCAAAGAAGAAGCACAGGAGTTAAAGATACGCCTAACAGAAGTAGAAAATAAACTAACCGAAACTATAGAACAAGAAGTTAGTAAAAGGTGGGTAGCAGATATGCAAAGCGACAGCTACCTATCTAAAAACATTAGACCTATGGTACTAGCGTTTCTAGTAGTATCTACTATAGTTATGGTATTTATAGATAGCGGTAAGCTAGACTTTGAAGTAAAAGACACTTGGGTAGACTTATTACAGATAGTACTAATAACTGTAATAGGTGCGTACTTCGGTAGTCGCGGACTTGAAAAGGTTAAAGGTGGGAAACAATAGATACAGACTAAAAGCAGACGAAGAAGCCTTACTACTTAACTATCGTAAGCACAAAGAAAGTAACGTACTAGTAATAGGCGACCTACACGAGCCGTTCTGTTTAGACGGCTACCTAGACTTCTGTATAGAACAATACAATATACATAACTGCGACGAAGTAGTGTTTATAGGCGATATCATAGACAATCACTATAGCAGTTACCACGAAACAAGCGCAGACGGTATGGGTGGCGCAGATGAACTAGAACTAGCTATAAAGCGTATAGCACGCTGGCGCGACGCTTTTCCTGTAGCTACTGTACTAATAGGTAACCACGATCGTTTAATAATGCGTAAGGCACAGACTAGCGCAATACCTAGTAAATGGATTAAAAGCTATAAGGACGTTTTAGAAGTACCAGAATGGACGTTTACAGAACGCTACGTTAAAAACGGCGTACAATATATACACGGCGAAGCAGGAACTGCTAGAACGAAATGTAGGGCAGATATGCAGAACACCGTACAAGGACACTTACACACGCAAGCATACTGCGAACACTACGTAGGGCAGAACTTTCGTATATTCGGTATGCAGGTAGGCTGCGGTATAGATCACGAAAGCTACGCTATGGCTTACGCTAAAGCTGGTAAGAAACCTGCTATAGGGTGCGCTGTAGTAAAGAACAACGGCACACTACCTATGAATATCTTAATGCACCTATAACTAGTCTGTTATAGTATTATCGTAACAACAAAATAACACAACTAAGAATAATACTCTTATATATTAGTATTATATAAGTAGTATATATATCTAGTAATATAAAGTTTTTTTAATTTTTTTTATATAAAACTTGTTTTGTAAACAAAAAAGTGTTTATATTTGTACCAACAAACAATAACAAAATAACAAAAACAACAAAACAATGAAAACAATTACACTAAAAGAACTAAAAGAAAACAAGCCACACCTTAATTTTATAGAGGTAAATTGGGGAAATGGGTGGCAAGAAGTTGTAACTTCTTCGTTTAATCCAGATAAAACAAAAACATTGGCGGGCGGCAAGGTGATTATGTTTGAATCTTGGACTAAAAAAGGTGAACCACAATTGCCTATAGTATCGCTAGAAAAAATTAAAGGAGCAAGAGTAAAGATGTTTGATAGAGATTCTTTAAATGATAAATACTTTAAAATAACTTTCTAAAACAACCAACCCCACCGCCCCGCACTGAAAAAAATGCGGGGATTTGGTGGTAGTAATTAACAAAAACAAAACAATGAAAAACCACTACGAAGAAATTGCAGAAATTTTTAGCACGTCTAAACCAAGAGAAACACACGTATATATGCGTAATGTAGTAAAGGTACTAGACAAGGCTAAAGCACGTATAAAGGCGCACGAAACACAGGCGTACGCAGACGAAAACTACGACAGGGCACACGCTTATCATATGGCGCTTATAGAACTAGCATTTGTAACTTCGGAAATAATGCTACAACAACTTAAAGAAAATGAATAAAGAAACTAAAGTAAATACAGTTATAGCGATAGTATGTATGGCTACAGGTGTTATCCTAATGCACCTACTAGACACATTAGGAGTAATAATAACAATATAATAAGATGAATAAGAAAAGTAAAGTAGTTAGCGCACAGGCTAACGGAACTTGGGAAGGAAAGTACGGCGTAATGTATAAGCACGAAATAGCTTTTGAAAACGGCGACGCAGGCGAATATAGCAGTAAGTCGGCAGAACAAAACAAGTTCGTAGAAGGACAAGAAACAGAGTACGAATTTATAGACGGTAAATTCCCTAAAGTAAAACCAGTAAGCAACTTTCAGCAAGGCGGCTACGCTACAGTAAAAAAAGGAGATAACCGCGAAAAATCTATAGTAAAACAAAGTAGTCTTAAATGCGCTACAGATTTTGTAATAGCTAACGGTGGCGACGAAGCTAGAGTTATAGAACTAGCTGATATGTTTACTACTTGGGTTCTAGAAGACGTAAAACCTACACCTGCACCGCAGGAAATGCCGTTCTAATTATGAGAGCAGGAAGCGACATAGGGTACTGCGATAGCGATCACCCTAAAGCACCTTTTGAATGGTGCGAACAGGATATTAAAACAAATGTAGAGGCATTAGGTTTTATGTTAGAAGAAGTAATTTTAGGAGATTACAAAATGCGTTTGTACCTTATAGACAAAGATACAAATGTAGCCTATGATTACGAAGACTTATACTACGATACTTACGAAACTTTTACAAGAAGGGACTTTTTAAATGACTACGATAATAGGTTTAGCCCTTGCTGCGGTGCAGATATTATAGAAGACTACGGCAGATGTAAACAATGTAAAGAAGCAATAATATAAAAATAGTTAAATAAGACTTAGAAAATGAAGTTAAAATACGAAATAGAAAAGTTAAATAGTATTATAGAAGAAAAGCTAGATATAGATAGCATAAATACTAAAGAAAAAACTAGCGATCAAGTACTAGGTCGTATGATAGCCTGCAATATACTTATGGATAACGGCGTAACGCCTGCAGGATTAGCACAATATTACTGCAAAGATAGAAGCAACTTTTACCACTACAGAAAAAAGCATAACACTTATATAGAAAATCCTAAGATTTTTCCAGAATATATAAAGCTATACGAAGCTGTAGAAGAAGACTTTGTAAAACGCGCTACAGACTTTAGGCTATTAGACAAGCTGCAGCGTATGGAAGTGCTAGACAGTATAAACAAAAATATAGACGAACTACTAATAAGACGTACAGACGTACTAAAAACATTATGAAGACAAAAGAAATAGTACTAGACTTATTGACAAGAAGTAAAAGTCTGCGCGATAACGATAACAGGCTAGTAGCTAATGTATGGGCAGTAGAACTAGGCGGTAAGATAAACGAATTAAGCGCTACAGATCTATTAAACTATGTAGCAGAAGGCAAGCTATCTGCAGCTAATAATATAAAAAGGCTACGCTGTAAGCTACAACAAGAAAACGACTATTTACGCGGCGAAAAGTACGAGTACAAGCAAAGGTTCGTACAGGATAAATGGAGAAAAGAAATGCGTAAAAAAAGAATATATACCTTTGACAACCCAGACGACTGGGAAATAGATATAGATATAGACAATGAAAGGCTACATTAAATTACATAGGAAAATACTTGATAACGGCGTATTTGCAGACGCTGAATTATTAAAGGTTTTTGTATGGTGTATACTAAAAGCTAACACTACGCCTAACATAGTATACGGTCGCAAAGTAGACGTAGGGCAATTTATTACAGGACGTGTAAGCGCAGCCGAAGAACTACGGCTAAAACCTAGTACAGTATATAAGCGTATGCAGGTACTAAAGAAGCAAGGCTACATAGATATAGACAGCAATACTAAAAACAGCTTAATAACTGTAAGTAAGTATAAGTCTTACCAACTAGACGAAAAGCCTAAAAAACGCGATCTAGAAGCCGTTTACAAGCGTTTTAGCGACGAAGTATATAGCTACGACTATAGCGCAGAAATGCAGGCAGAATTTATAGACTACTGGACAGAACCTAACAGAAGTAAAACAAAGCTACGCTACGAGTTAGAAAAGACTTTCGATATAGCTAGACGTTTAAAGACTTGGGCAAAGCGCCAGAAGCAATACACAAAAACAGAAAAAAAGAATATTTTAGACACTTGGCAGGAAGCTAGAAATATAGTTAACAATGGATAAAATGAAAATACTAAACTTATACGCTTGTCTAGGTGGTAATCGTTACAAGTGGGACGAAGTAGCCAAAGAAGCTGGTATAGAAATAGAGGTAACTGCAGTAGAACTAGACGAAGAAGCTGCTAAATTGTACCAAGAACGTTTCCCTGCAGACACAGTAATAGTAACAGATGCGCACGAATACTTACTAGACCACTACAAAGAATTTGATTTTATATGGAGTAGTCCACCTTGCCCTACACATAGTAGAATAAACATAAGTCAATATACAAGAGAAAGCTGGAAACCTAAATACCCAGAAATGAAACTTTACGAAGAAGTAATATTTTTACAACACTACTACAAAGGTAAATTTTGCATAGAAAATGTTATACCTTTTTACGAACCACTTGTACCAGCACACAAAAGACACAGGCACTTATATTGGACTAACTTTAATTTGCCTAATAAATTAAGCGAAAGAAAAAACCCTGATTTGGCAAGAACTAGAAATGTAGTAAAACAATTAAGCAAATTTCACGACTACGACTTTAGCAAATATAAGGGTAAGCAGTCAGTACGTAAAATGGCACGTAATTTAGTAGACTATGAAGCTGGGCGCACAATATTTGAAACAGTACTAGGAATTACAAAAAAAGCAAATCAAAAACAAATAGATATATTTGACAGCTAAAACAATGGATAAGAGTAAGCAAATATGGTATCGGTTTAACAAAGACCAGAAGCAACTAAAAACAGACTGCGTAGACTTGGTTAGCAAGTGCTACTTAATGCTAGGGCAAAAGCCAGAAACACAGCAAGTAGTAATAATGGCGCAGTTACTATACGACGACTTAATAAATAGTTACAGCCGCCTTACTATGGACGAAGTAACCTTTGCTTTTGAACAAGGTGTAAGACACAGCGAAAACGGCGCTTTTGTAAACGTTCGTAACTTTAACTTATGGATCAAAGAATACAGACAAAAAGCACAGCTTAATAAACAGAAAGGTATAATAACCGACTATCAACACCATAAGCAAAACCAAAAAGCAATAGCTAATACTATCAAGAAAGCTAAACATATAAAATGAATACAAATTACGAAACTACTATTAGTAAGGAAGAATGGTATACACCTACACGTATTATAGATGCACTTGGAATATTTGACCTTGATCCTTGCAGCCCAAATAAACCGTTTAATAAAATAGCTAATAATATTTTTACTAAAAAAGATAATGGACTTCTAAAAGAATGGTATGGTAGCGTATACTGTAATCCGCCTTATGGAAAACAAACTAAATTATGGCTAAATAAATGTGCAAAGCATAATAATTGTATAGCTTTAGTTTTTGCTAGAACAGATACAAAAATGTTTTTTAGTGAAGTATGGAACAAAGCAAGTGCAATATTTTTCATAAAAGGCAGGTTAAAATTTTTAAACGAAAATAACGTAAGCATAGGCAGCGCTGGCGCGCCTAGTGTTTTAATAGCTTACGGAAAACAATATAAAAGGTTAGAAAATTTAGATAGAACTATACAAGGTAAATATATTAAACTATAAACAAAGCAAACAAAAATAGAGATATGAAAAAAGGACAACTAAAAACAGAAACAGTTAAAATACTTAAACTAATAGTTAAGCATATTAACGAAAGTAATGTAGACTACGATAGCGACAGCTTAAAGCACTTATTAAGCGAAGCTATGGCATACTACGACCTGTACTTACTAAAGAAAAATAACAATAGAGTAGAAGCGCAAAAGCTAGAACAAAAGCTAACACCTAAATACGAAGAAGGTCTACGCGCAGCTATTAGAGAATACCTAGACGAAGTATAGATATGCAAATATTAGTATGTATAATTCTTATACTAGCTATAATGTATACAGCACTTACGCTATACTTTGAATATAGGCTAGATAAAAAGAATAAAGAATGGCGCGAAAAGCTAAAACGCACGCAAAACTTAAAAAAGAACTAGACGCTGTATTTAGCAAGTATATACGTTGGTACTATGCAGACGCTAACGGCTACGTAGAATGCTATACGTGCGGACAGGTAAAGCCTGTAAAAGAAATGCAGGCAGGGCACTTTATGAGCAGACGACATACTAGCACGCGCTGGGATACAGAATACGGAAACGTAAAGCCTCAATGTGTTAAGTGCAATATGTTTGCGCAAGGCGAACAATACTTATTTGGTCAAAAGCTAAAAGCAGAAATAGGTGAACAGGCAGTAGACGAACTTATAGCGTTAAGTCGCAAAAG